ATACATAACTTTATTATCTTCGTCAAAATATAACCACTCATATATTTTTTGTGGTCGTTCTTCTTCCTTATGGTCTGACATTTCTTCCCTATCATAAGGTGTATCTTCTCTCCAATCTGTCATAATTTATACTCCATTTTATTTAATTAAAATATATTAATAAACTTACTAAGATTATTAATGGTGTTTTAGTGTATAAGTGATATTTAAATGGATTTTTAGCAACCCACATATCTATTTTATTTAACATAATTTATCTCCTAGTTTTCCTTCTTGTTTATCTAAATAGATTACATTGTTATTATCCATAACAATAGTTTCTATATCTCCTTTCCATATTTCTCCAATTTCATTTTCATTACCTGCTATTCCATTAACAGTTAAATACTCACTACTTTCTTTGATAACTGGGCATACATAATGTACCATTTCATATTCATTAGGTATGTTGTATATATAAATTTTATTCATGCTTCTTCCTTTTGTAATTCTTCTTTTTCATTGTACCATTCCCAAGCAACACCCGATAAATGTTCATAAATAACATCTATTATTTGTTCTTGTACTGTTTCTCCACCTAACACCGATGACTCATGCCATAGCTCTGAATTATTAGCATAAATCATTATTTGGTCATAAGTATAAACTGAAATACTGCCATCTACATATTCATGTAAATAATCTCCTTTGCTTTCTAATATTTCTTCTTTGTTATCTTCTAATTCTGCTATTAAATCTTCTTTAATAGAAGATAAACTGTAATCTTTGTCTGTCATAATTTACCCCTACATTTAAGTTCTTGTTTAGCTTCTTGCAGTCTTTTATTTTCTTCTTCTGTATTTAAAAGTTCTAACATACTCAAAGCTTTTACCATGTTTTTAAGTTCCCATGTTGCCCTATTTTTCATAATTTTCTCCTTTTTAAAATTATTATTTAGCGTTAAGGAAAGCAATCAGTTTCTATAGATTAGACTTCATTCTACTAACCCTTGACTCAAGCTCTAGATTTTTCATCTACTAGATGCAAACTGTATAAGCAGTTCTAACTTTTATAAGTTAGTGAGTTAAGCTAGATATAATTTATCAGTGTCTTATACTTAATAAATATTCTAGACAATCTCCGACTTTTCAACAAGCTATTAACTTGGCTTTCCTTAACTTCCACCCTTTAGGGCTTTATCGCTAAATATGTGTGTACTATACTAAATTTTTTTCAATCTGTCCAATACTTTTTAGTTATAATGTTATTCCTAAAAGTTATAAGACTTAACCCCAAAGATTAGCAAGTTTATTAAGCTCTTTAGCTTCTTCTACTGCTAACCAATATGTCAAAGGATTAGCGTTTCTTTTATGCGTATCAAAGTTATTAAAGAAATCATCTTTTGAAGATTTAAGTTTAATAATTTTCATAGCTTCTTTATAAGAGATTTTAAAATTCAGTTCTGAATGTTTCTTTTTCAATCTCTTTTTTTCTTTTAATGTTAATTTCTTAATCATTGTTTTTTCTCCTTGATAACTTCGGCTTAATTGCGTTGTCGTTATCAGTTGTTTATGGTGTGTACTATGGCACACTTTCCAAACTTTGTAAAGTACTTTGTAGTTATATACTTATAACTAAAAGTTATAATCCCTTTTACTATCATACTTTTAAAACTTTGTAAAGTATTTTTTAGTAATATACTTATAACTAAAAGTTTGGAAGTCTTGACTTTCACAGAAACCTTTAAAAAGTTTTTTTGATAGTAAACCCTATAAAAACCTTTTTGGCTCTCAGAATGGCTCTATTTAGCTCTAAGAGGTATATAACTAAAAGGCATAAAAAAACCCCCGATAATTAAATCAGGGGTTTAATTTTAAAGTTATTTAATTATTTTGTAATTAAATATCTTATTCCCCTATTTGTAGATTTCATCTCACAAGCTTCTAAAAATTTCTCAGAGTCAAATCTGTTATTATCTTCTTGAAATAATTTAGTAAGATTTTCTATTAGCTTTGCAGTGTCTATCCCTTCATGTTTGAAACTATGAGCATTACTTATAGCATCTGCAATTTTTATATAATCTTTTTTAGTCATTTTTACCTTCCTTTTTTAATTGTTAAAATTGTTGAGTAGTTTTAAATCTTACTCAGGATTTTTAAAATTATCTGATAATTATATCTTCTGGATTTAAGTCATCAAATAAATCTAAATCTGACAAAGTACTTGTTAAAGTATCTTCCATTATTTCACCCCCTTTGATTTTTGAGCAAGAACAACACTTGCGAAGATTTGAGCTGGTTTCCAACTGGCAACCCTTCTCTCCATTTCTTCCATAGCAAGTGCGTACTCTTTTTCCATCTTTGGCAATTCTGGTTCACAAGAAAGCGCCATAGATAGCCATTTATCAAGGTTCACAAGTTTATCTTGCAATTCTTGATTAGTAAGTTTAGTTATATTTTTCATATTTATACTCCATAATTAATTAATAATGATTTAATTTTAAAAAGTCTTTCAAAGTTTGTCAAGTTTTTTTAGTTATAAATATATAACTAAAAGTTATAAAAAAAATGGTCTCGTAATTTCAGATAAAAAAAACCCCCGAGAATATCGAGGGCTTTTCATTAAGGGCTTTTTAATAGCCCATAGCTTCGTCAAAGTCTCTTTCAATTCTTTTAACTACGCTTTGGATATTGTAAAAATCTTGCCATAGTTCATTAACAGAACAATCAAGTTCTCCACTTTTTATATCTTCTACATTTTTCACGAATTCACTTACTAAGTCAGTCAATTCATCGTTAAAATAATGTAAGCCATTTGCTAGTTCTTTTGTAGTCATAATATTAAACTCCTTTATTAATTATTTAATTAGTAGTAGTTTACATTAAATTAAACATTTTGTCAAGTGTTTTTTTAAAAAACTTTTAAAACTTTTTGAAGTGTCATACCTACATTAATAAACTTCATAAACTTTACAAAGTGTCAAGACTGCATTAACCAGCTAACACACTTTATAAAGTTTGTCAAGTTTTTTTTTCTCGGCACAGAAAATAATATAACTTTATAAAGTTTGAAAAGTTTTTAAAAAAAGTATTGACAAACTTTGTAAAGTGTGTTAAGAGAAATGCTTATTCCTAAAGGTTATAAGACTTGCAAAGTTTTTGAAGTTTAGTTATAAGGGGTGGGCAGGAAGCACAGGGGGAGGGGAGGGGATATAATATAAAACTCATACATTTCTACCCAGTTTAGGTATTAACCAGATGCCCTAAACTTTATAAAGCTCTATATGTTTTCTGACACTATTTATATAATAAAAAACCCTGTACGTTGTACAAGGTTTTAAAAGCTCTATAGAGATATGTTATTCTATAGGTATGCACCGGGGTGGCATACAAGTATATTGTACACTTTTTTTTAACGTTTGTCAAGTACTATCGTCAATACTTGCAAAAATAATTAAAACTACTTGACAAACTTGCAAAGTGTCTCTATAATATTATAGTATGTCTTACTTAACTACGAATAAAGAAAGAAATCTAACAGAAAAACAACAGAGTTTTTTAGACAATCTAGTCGAAACTAAAGGAGACTTTAAAAAAGCTGCAGAACTTGCAGGATACTCAGGCAATCACTATCAAGTTATCAAATCACTTAAACAAGAAGTAGTAGATTTAGCCTCGGATGTACTTGCCAAGTCAGCACCAAAGGCTGCTTTTAAGTTAATCGAGATGATTGATTCTGATAGACCTGTGCCACAAGCCAGTCAAAAACTTGCAGCAGCACAGACTATTCTAGATAGAGTAGGCGTTAGTAAGACTGATAGGGTGCAGGTCGACCATAATGTTCAAGGTGGTATTTTTATATTGCCTCAAAAAGAAAGTGTTATAATAGAGAGTGATAAGTATGAAGATATATCTGACTGAGATGGAAGAGTTTGGAAAAACTTATGCAGGTCCTAATATAGTAGCACCTAATTTACAAGAAGCTGAAGAAGCTGCCCTAGTAAATGGTCTAACAGTTGTAGGCGAGTTTGTTGAGATTGTTGTAGACGAAGGTTCAATGCACTATATGAAAAATAATTTTTCTTTACAGGAAAGGACACTACATTGATAGATATATTTTGGGTTGAAGCTGTTATGTTAGAAATGTTATTTAGTTTTATTATAGGTTTTGCAGTAAGTTTTGTTGCTGCTTATATTACTGTTAAAGTATTAATTAAAAAATGGCGTACTCAAAAGAAGTAGTTGACAGATTTGAAAGCGTTTTAAGTAATCCTGATAAACATTCAGTTGGGCGTTTTGACCCTAACGACCCAAACGTAGCTACCGGTATGACTGGTGCTCCTGCTTGTGGTGATGTTATGAAGTTGCAATTAAAACTTGACAACGATATCATAGCAGATGTTAAGTTTAAAACTTATGGTTGTGGTTCAGCCATAGCTTCTAGCACAATGTTTGTTGATATGTTAAAAGGTAAAACGGTTGCTGAAGCAAAAGCTATTAAAGATAAAGACATTGCTACAGCTTTAAACTTACCACCAATCAAATTACATTGTAGTGTGTTAGCTGAAGAGAGTATTAAAAAAGCGATTGAAAACTGGGAAGCTAAAGTTAATCATAGACAACATAATCAACATGACTAAGAAAACTAAAAAGAAAAGTAAAAGCACTGTAAACAAAGCTGGTAATTATACTAAGCCTACTATGCGTAAAAGATTATTTAATAAAATCAAAGCAGGTAGTAAAGGTGGAAAGCCCGGTCAGTGGTCAGCTCGTAAAGCTCAGATGTTAGCTAAACAATACAAAGCTGCTGGTGGTGGTTATAAATCGTGAGTTTAAAAGAGTCACAAAGAAGTCTTCGAAGTTGGACTAAACAAAAATGGCGAACTAAGTCAGGCAAAAAGTCTTCAGAGACTGGTGAACGTTATTTACCTGAAAAAGCTATCAAGTCTTTAAGTTCTGCTGAGTATGCAGCAACTACAAAAAAGAAAAGAGAAGATACCAAAAAAGGTAAACAACATAGCAAACAACCTAAACGAGTTGCAAAGAAAACTAAAAAATATAGAAACATAACTTAATGGCACACGAAAATAGAAAAAAATCGTTATTAAAAAAACACGGACTTAGTGGTGTTAATAAACCAAAAAGAACTCCGGGTCACAAAACTAAATCACACATGGTACTAGCTCAAGATGGGCATACTTTAAAACTTATTAGGTTTGGACAAAAAGGAGCTAAGACTGCAGGTAAACCTAAAGCTGGAGAATCTGACCGTATGAAAGCTAAACGTAAATCTTTCAAAGCTCGTCATGCTAAAAATATTAAACGAGGAAAAATGTCAGCAGCATATTGGGCTGACAAAGTAAAATGGTAAAATTAACAGATAAAGAATTACAACTTATAAATAGTATACTCAAAGAAGATTAAATGGCAACACCGACAACACAAATAATTTTAACAGATAAACAATTAAAAGAACTTATTAAACAACAACAATTAAGTTGTCATAATCAATAATATGCCACACGCAGGAACATTTAAAGTAAAATCAGCAGCCACTAGAAATAGAATGGCTAAGAATAAAACTCGTGGTCAAGTTGTTAGTGATGAGCAAATTGCAAATAACTGGGATAAAATTTTTAATAAATCAAAAAAGGAAGTAAAATGAAAAGAAAAAAATATAGTAATGGTGGTGGAGTTACTACTTATGGTTCACTTGATAATTTAGTTGCTAATAATGAAGGGTTACATAATTATCAACTTAAAGGAGGTATTTATACTGGTGGTAAAAATATTTCAATAGAAAAATCGCCAAATAAAACAAGCCTTAATTTAGATACTAAAAAACATAAATTTAGTTTATCAAAATCTCCTTATCAAGATAATTATTTATCTGATAAGGATATTATAAAATTTGAATATAAATACAAACTAGGAGGAAAATAATGGATATATTTACATTAGTAATAATTATTTGTGCTATTGGTGTAATTATTTATTTAGATAGAAACCCTGAAACAAAAACTAAAGTAAAAGAAGGACTAAAAACTTATTATCAAAATCTTAAAACTTATTTTGATAAATAACTTCTGTGGTAAGTTTTTCAGACAAAGCTTTAAAAAAGTTAACTAAAAAATTAAAGAGTAAAAATTTTTTAGGTGTACGATTAAGTTTGATTGATGATGGTTGTGCTGGGTATAAGTATAATTTTGATTATGCTAATACTCCAGAAGTAAACGATATTGAATTATCTTTCAAACATTTTAAACTTTGGCTACCTAAAAATGCTCAAGATAAATTATTAGGTACAACTATTAATTGGAAAAAAGAAGGACTTAATGAAGAATTTTATTACAGCAACCCTCAAGAAACTACAGCTTGTGGTTGTGGTATTTCAGTAGGCTTTTAAAATTAAAGGAATACTATTGTTATGAATATGCTACCAGATGGTTATATAAAAAGAACTACCTCAACTATCCCCTTCGGTTATGAACTAGATATCAGTACTGGTTATTTAAAACCTATTGAACAAGAACTAAAAGCTTTAACAGAAGTAGAAGCTATGATTGTTGATGAAGAAGTATCTTTACAAACTGCAGTAGACTGGTTAGAATATGAAACAGGTCGTAAGATTTCAACTCCCGGATTAAAAAAACACATAGATAAAAAGTATGGCAAACGAACTGAAAGACTGGGAAGAGAATCCTCATCTTTACTTGCAAGATGATGAAGGTAATTTCGTTTTAAAAAAAGACGGAACTCCAAGAAAAAAAAGTGGTAGACCTACTGTAGCAAACGAAGCTAAGTTTGCAGCTCATCGCACTATAGCAAGAAAACAAAAAAACATTAAAAAGATTGAAGAGAAATTAAACAATGCTCGTAAATCTTTAAAAAAACAAAAAGGAACTTTAAAAGATTTAAGTGGTAATGAAAAAAATATTACTACTAGTAATGAATTAGACAATCTTCCTGCAGCAGTTCAAGAAGATTTAAAAGATGCTAATGTTCTTTTTCATGCTAACGATGGACCACAAACAGATTTTTTAGCTGCAGATGAAAAAGATGTACTCTATGGTGGTGCAGCAGGTGGTGGTAAATCTTATGCAATGATTGTTGACCCACTACGTTATGCTCATCGTAAAGCTCATCGTGCTTTAATACTTCGTAGGTCTATGCCAGAACTACGAGAGATGATTGATAAATCTCGTGAACTATATCCACAAGCATTTCCCGGAGCTAAGTTTAGAGAAGTAGAAAAACTTTGGAACTTTCCAAGTGGTGCAAAGATAGAGTTTGGTTTCTTAGAAAGAGATGCTGATGTCTATCGTTATCAAGGACAAGCCTATAGTTGGATTGGTTTTGATGAAATTACTCACTTACCTACTGAGTTTAGCTGGAACTATTTAGCTTCTCGTCTTAGAACAACTGACCCAGAAATAAAAACTTATTTACGCTGCACCGCTAACCCCGGTGGTGTAGGTTCTCATTGGGTAAAGAAAAGATATATTGAACCAGAAGAATATAATAAAAGTTTTTTAGGTACTGATGGTTTAACTAGAAAGTTTATTCCAGCTAAGTTAGCAGATAATCCTTACTTATCTGAAGACGGAGTATATGAACAAATGTTAAATTCATTACCTCCTATTCAACGTAGACAACTATTAGAAGGTAATTGGGATGTAGCTGAAGGTGCTGCATTTGTAGAATTTGACCCACATGTGCATGTAATACCTCCTTTTGAAATACCTTTATCATGGGAAAGAACAAAAGGTATTGACTATGGTTATGCTGCTGAAAGCTGTTGTTTATGGGGAGCTATAGATGTAAATGATGGAACTTTAATAATTTATCGAGAATTATACAAAAAAGGCTTGACAGGAGAGGAATTAGGTAGTATAATAACAGATATGGAGATGGTAGACCCATTTTCAGTAAATGGTGTATTGGATACTGCAGCTTGGGCTAGAACCGGAACAACTGGTCCTACTGTTGGTGAAGCGTTGCTACGAGCAGGTCATAAGCTAAGACGTGCTGATAAGAATCGTGTTCAAGGTAAAATTCAAATGCACGAATTTTTAAAAGTTAAAGATAGTGGTAGACCTAAGTTGCAAATATTCAATACTTGCCCAAACTTAATAAGAGAATTACAAAGTATACCATTGTCAAAAACTAATCCAGAAGATGTAGATACTCACGCTTCTGACCACGCATACGATGCGTTAAGGTATCTGATAATGAGCAGACCTAGAATGGACAGCCCATTAGAAAGATTACGAGGTTATAAACGAGATATCTTTAAACCGGCAGATTCAGAATTTGGTTATTGATAATAAATGGCAGAGAACGACAATACATTTTTAAATGCAGACAATATCTACGAAGAAGTAGAAGGCGAAGCAGGTAAAACTTTAAACTTAGAAGAAGACCAGCAAAATAATTTAGTTGGTATTATTAAAGGTCGTTTTGCTTTAGCTGAAGAGTCTAGAAATGCTGATGAAAAAAGATGGTTAAAGGCTTATGAAAATTATCGAGGTCTTTACAATCGCACAGTAAAATTTAGAGAATCTGAAAAGTCTAGAGTATTTGTTAAAGTTACAAAAACAAAAGTACTGGCAGCCTTTGGACAATTAGTAGATGTTATTTTTGGTACGGGTAAGTTTCCAATAGGTATTGAAGAAACTAAAATACCAGAGGGTGAAAAAGAAAACGCATATTTAGATACACAAAATCCTACACCCGGATTAGAAACTAGTATTCCTGATAACATTGGCAATCGTTTAGAAGACCCAGCACAAGAAGATATTTATAATGTTGGTTATGATGGAGATGGTAAAACTTTAAAAGCTGGTGCAACGCTTGGCACTGGCATGTTTGAAGATACTATTGAAAATAAAGCTGAAGAAGAAGGTTTATTACAAGAAGGCTTAACTCCTAATCCACAAATACCAGAACTTTCTCCAGCACAAAAAGCTGCGAGAAGAATGGAAAAATTAATCCATGACCAAATTGAAGAATCAAATGGTTCTGCAGAAATAAGAAATGGTTTATTAGAAGGAGCTTTATTAGGTACTGGTATTATTAAAGGTCCGTTTAACTTTAATAAAAAATTAAATAAATGGGATACTACTGAAGACGGTACTAGAGTATACAATCCTTTAGAAGTTAGAGTACCAAGAATTGAGTTTGTTAGTTGTTGGGATTTTTATCCAGACCCTGCAGCAACAAATATAGATGAATGTGAGTATGTAGTTCACAGACATAAAATGAATCGTAGTCAGTTAAGGCAGTTAAGAAACATGCCATACTTTGATGAAGATGCCATTAGACAATGTATACAAGATGGTCCAAACTACGAAGATAAAGATTTTGAATCTCAACTAAGAGATGATTATAATTCAGATGAAGGCTATATGCCAAACTTTGAAGTACTTGAATACTGGGGTATCATGGATGCTGAGTATGCTAGAGAAGTTGGTATAGATTTAGATGAAAATATTGATGACTTAGATGAAGTTCAAATTAATGCATGGATATGTGGTAATAAATTACTTAGAGCAGTAATCAATCCATTTACACCTTACCGCATACCATACAATGCATTTCCTTACGAAAGAAATCCTTATAATTTTTTTGGTATAGGAATAGCTGAGAATATGGATGATTCTCAACAAATTATGAATGGTCATGCTAGAATGGCTATTGATAATTTAGCAATGGCAGGTTCGTTAGTATTTGATGTTGACGAATCAGCTTTGGTAGGTGGGCAAAATATGGAAGTCTATCCCGGCAAAATCTTTAGAAGACAAGCTGGAATGCCCGGTCAATCTATTTATGGTCTGAAGTTTCCAAATACAGCACCAGAAAATATGATGATGTTTGACCGATTTAGACAACTTGCTGATGAACAAACTGGTATACCAAGTTATTCACATGGTCAAACTGGAGTTCAAAGTATGACAAGGACTGCTTCTGGTATGTCAATGTTATTAGGAGCAGCAAGTTTAAACATAAAAACAGTTGTCAAAAATCTTGATGACTTTTTACTAAAGCCACTAGGCGAGTCATACTTTCAATGGAATATGCAATTCTTTGAAGGAGCTTTAGATGTGGCTGGTGATTTAGAAGTTAAAGCTACTGGTACAAATAGCTTGATGCAAAAAGAAGTTAGAAGTCAAAGACTTACAATGTTCTTACAAACTGCACAAAGTCCTGCTATTGCACCATTTGTTAAAATTTCTAAATTGGTTAGTGAACTTGCTTACAGCTTAGACCTCGACCCAGATGAAATTCTGAATGACCCAGAGGAAGCAGCTATCATGGCACAAATTATAGGAATGCAAAATGTTGGACAAAACACAGGCGAAGAAACTCAACCCGGTAGTCAACAACCAACAGGTATGGGAGGTCTTGCAGGAACACCTGTCGAACCTCAAGACCTTGGAGCTACAGGCACTGGCGGTGGCAACATCGGAATCGGAAATGTTCCGGTTGCAGGGGAGGATACATTCTCTGGCACGGTTGGAATCCCTACCGGAGCAGGTTAAAGAAGCACTGAATAGAATAGAGGACTAAAATGGCAAAAAGTGAATACGATAAAATAGAAGAGCAAAGAAGTAAATCTATGTTAGCAGAACCTGATATGATAGCTAAAGATACTACACCTAATAAAAAAATAAGTAATTTAGAAGCTAAACAATTACAACAAAAAGTTTATGGAAAGTTAATTGAAAGTGACCAAATTGATGAATACCTTAAAGGTGCGGTTGGTTTTTATGTAGACATGTTTTTAGCAGGTGCACCCGAAAAAGTTTTAAAAAAAGAAAGAAAAATTTTAGATAAAAGAATAGCAGACAATCCAGAAACAAAAGGTACAAATCCTGCTTTAGTAGAACGTCTTATTTCAGAAATTTATCAAGAAAGAATAAAGAACGCAGATGGTGGTTTAGTAGGCGGTCAAAAAGAATTAGATAAAAATAATGATGGTGATATTACTGGTGAAGACTTTGCTATGTTAAGAGAAGGAAAGCAAGAAGGTGGTATGTTAATGGATGACCAAATGACAGACATGATGCAAACAGAAGAAACACCTGACATGGAAAATCAAATGGCAGATATGATGCCACCAGTTGCAGAAACTACTGAAGAAGAATTACAAGAACAACAAGAAATTGAAGAGTCTCAAGTTCCAGACGAAATGATGGAAAATAATTATGTAGACTTTTTAATAGACGAAGCATTGGATGAAAATGAAGAAGCAATGCTTATGGAAGAATTACAAGCAAATCCACAACTTAGTATGATATTTGACAAAGTTATGGAAGTTGCAATGGAATTTTCAGGCTCTGGTTCTGTTGAAGGACCGGGGTCAGAAGTCTCCGACAGTATACCCGCAAGGTTATCTGACGGTGAATTTGTCTTTACTGCAAAAGCTGTAGATGAAATCGGAGCAGACAATTTAATGTCTATGATGAAAGATGCTGAAGCTCAAGCAGACCAAAGACT